CGCAGCCACGAACCATGCCGAACTGTTGGACAGGGCCGTGTGGCGCCGGTTCCAGCTTCGAATTGAGATGCCAGCGCCCGATTCTGCCCGTCGAGCCGTTCTGGTCTCTCGCTTTTTCTCAGTCTGGCGCGAGGACGTTGGCCTCAGCCCGCAGGAGTTGGCCGACCGGCTGGGGATGGTGAGCTTTGCCGAAGTGTACGAGTTCTGCCAAAACGTGCGCAGACGACATATTCTCGGGCAAGGCGGTGAGTCGCTGAAGCGAATCGTCGCTGAAGAACTCGAACTATGGGCGTCGCGAGTGACGCCATCGGCAAATGGCGACTCCTTCGGAATACGCTCTACTCCGGCTCGATCAGCCAAGAATCGGCGGCCGAAAGACTCGTAGGCCTGCCTTCCCGACCCCGCGAAGATACGGGGCTGCGGAGCAACTGAACCGACCACCTGGCTTGCGGTTGCAGCGGCTTGCTCAAGCATTTGCCGAAGGGCGGGACCCGCTAGAGCTCCGCGCTGATCCAGCGGGGCTAGCGCCTGAACGCTTGCTCGTCTTTGAACTCACGACAGATGTCCAGAACTTTGCACGCGCTGCCGCCCAGATTCCTGGCTTGGAATTTATCGGCGCTGAGGACCTGGAGCCGGACGAATTCGACAAAAACCCAGCGCTCTACCTCATGATCCCGGATGCAGCGGCCTTGCAGCAGATGGTAGGGCTTTGGAATCGTTTTCGCGAAGGCCAGACGTTTCCCGACGGATTTGCTCCCTGGCGCGATCTTTTTGCTCAGCTCCGCGATATCCGCCCATGGGGCCCAAGGGATCGGGTCTCGGATAGCGACCTTAGCGTCCTGACTCAAGAACGAAGGGACGAAAGGGGGATGGTACGGATCGAGCTGGAGTTGGTCTATCGGCCGGAGACCGCTGCGGTTGAGCAGGATGCTCGCTCGGCGCTCCGATCCAGTGGGGGCGAGGTCATTTCCCATACGCGCATCGACGGCGCAAAATACCATGCGCTACTGGTTGACGTTCCACACGAAGAGCTCCAGCGCGTCTTGGCCAGAGGACATGAAGGCCTGGTCGCCGCCGAATCGGTGATGCATATTCGGCCTCAAAGCACAGCACATTTGACGGTCTTTGAAGGTCAGGAACCTTCTCCGGCTCCAGCGGTGCCGCTGCCGACCGGCGATCCAATTGTAGCGATATTCGATGCCGTGCCGCTCTCCGGACACCCGTGTCTGTCCGGCCGCCTATCAGTTGACGATCCTTTTCATCTTGAGCCTCTAGCAGTGGGCGCGCGCCTGCACGGGACGGCAATGGCCTCAGCTGTCATTCACGGCGATCTCGCGGCACCTCCGCTCCCGCCGCTCGAACGACGAGTCTTCTTTGTCAATGTGATGTTTGCGCCTCAAGGACCGGATCAAGACGAGCGATTTCCCGATCGACTTCCCGCCGACCTATTTCACGAGGCGGTTCTTCGTCTCAAGGCCGGCGACGACCCACTTGCGCCCAGCGTTATCGTCATTAACGCGTCGCTGGGGGACCGCAATAAGCCTTTCACGGGCAGAATGTCGGGCTGGGCTCGCGTTGTCGATTACCTCGCTCATACTTTCGGCCTTCTATTTATTATTAGCGCCGGAAACCATTTCGACGACCTCGTGACCGACGGCATGAATACGACGGACTTCGAAGCTTTGGACGCGGTCGAGAAGGCCAAGGTCGCGTTGCGCGCCAGCGGTGCAACGATCGGACAGCACCGCATATTGGCACCTGCTGAATCCATCAATGCGCTTACCGTCGGGGCCCTCCATAGCGACTCTGTTCCGGCTGGCGTGCTCCCGGCTTCGACATTCGACGTGTGGCAGAATACGGGGCTTTGCACCGTTTCCAGCGGATTAGGGCCAGGTCTAGGAAATGCTGTGAAGCCGGATGTCCTTGCCCCAGGTGGTCGCCATCATGTCCGGCTTCTGCCGACGACAACCGGACACGCTCTTCGACCGATTGGCAAGCAATCTACGCTGCTCGGCGGTATCGTGGTTGCGGCACCACCTGGGCCTACTGATATCAATCCAGACCGCACGAACAGAACCGTTGGGACGAGCGTTGCTGCTGCCTTGGTGACAGGTATCGCTGCTCGCGCGCATGAGGCCCTCGAAGCTGCCTATGATGATTTCAGTTCCATTGCGGGAGCTCAGCGAGCGGTACTCCTGAAGGCATTACTTGTGCACTGTGCTCGCTGGACATCGGCGCGTGACTTGATTGTTGAGATTCTTGGCCCTGCGGACGGCAAACAGCATGTTCGACAGAAGGACAACGTACGCCGATATCTCGGCTATGGGGCGATCGACCCGAACATTGTGCTCGATTGTGCAAGCGACCGTGCCACATTGTGGGCAGTCGGAAGGCTTCAGAAGGAAGAGTCACATTCGTTCTCTGTTCCGTTGCCCACGGTTATGTCGGGAAAACCTCAACCGCATGAGTTTTCGGCGACCTTGGCTTGGCTTGCTCCGCCCCGAGTGGGCGCTGCAAACTATCGTGGTGTTCGTCTCAGACTGGTTGAACCCACGAATTCCGCGACGCTCTTCGCCGTCAAGGCTGCCGGCGAACAGCCCGACACGAATCAAGCTCATCGCGGAACTGTAATTCATCGCCGGTGGGCCGGGGAAAAGGCGGCAGTCCTGGCGACAGACTCGGCCTTTGAGGTGATGATTCAGCGCCAACCGGATGAGATGGACGATCTAGCGCCCTATGCTCTCGTGGTCACGGTTGCTATGCCGGGAGTTGCTGGCGTTTACGCCGAGGTGCGAAACCGCATAGCCATCAAGCCTAAAGTGCCCGTCACCGCGTAATTGCAAAATGTGTTCTCGACAACTGGTTTTCAAGCCACGGAACTGCCCCTCAGTTCCCGCCAGACCGGCGTGATCTTCTTTCGGATCGTGCTCTCGTCCGGCGCGTGCTCGACATCGCGGGCCTCGAACCAGGCCACCATTTCGCGAACGAGCTCGGCCTGGGTCGCCGGAACGCCGTGTTCATGAATGCGTCGCGCAAGCGCCGCATAGAACGCGTCCCAATCGTGCCGTGGCGGAACGCCCGGGCCGCCGCGGCGGCGTGCTGCCGTGGCGCCGTCGCTTTCGGGCACATGCAGGCCGTTGAAGAACCCGTATTGCCGCTCGAAGCGCTCGACCTCGCCGCGCCTGACCAACACATCCGCGGCGGTAATCGCGACGCCTTCCGCCGGATCAACGATCCATCGGAAATCGTCGCCGGCCTTCACGCGGCGGATCACCACCGTAGGGCTCGGCGCTCCGTCCCTGCGGAATAGCGGCAGCAGGTGCGTGGCCTCGACATCGGCGAGGCCCGATAGCGTCTCCGACGGCCCGATCTTCACCGGCGGCAAGGCGATCGAAAGCGCAAGCAATCCGTCCGTTGACCAGCCGATCACATCGAACGGGGTGGCCGACCAGCGGATCGCGATCTCGGTGAGGGAATAAAATGATCGCGGCGGAAGTTGCATGTCCGGCGTGCCCCCGATTGCTCATTGACGGACCTGCTGGCGCAATCGTCGATACGCTTGCACCACCTGCTTGAGGTCGCTCCGCATGTCGGGCGGCAGGCGACCCGCCTCGACGAACAGATCGTCCATGCGGACGCCCAGGATCGCCGCGGCGCGTTCGACCAGCTCGTCGCGCGGCGGCTTTTCCTGCTCGCGCTCGACGCGCGACCAATAGGCGGGCGAGACGCCAAGCCGTTCGGCGAAGTCGTTGAGGCCGATGCCTTGCTCGATCCGTTTCGTCCTCACCGTGAGACCGAATGCCATGGCGGCCTCCTTCAGCCGACGAGTCCGTACTTGCGGAGACGCACCCCGATGAAGGCGCTCGTCACGCCGAACTCTTCGGCAAGCGCGCCGGCGATCGCATCAATCGCCGACCAGCCCGCAACGTTTGCCACGATGTAGGGCGTCGGGATCTCGTCGATCACCTTCCATCGAATCGCCACGCCGAACGCGGAGGCCTCGCGGGCGAACGCTCGGGAGAGCTGCCGCCGCGGCACAAGAAACGCGCCCATGAACTCGTCGGCGCGCCATTCCCGCCAATCGATCGGCGCGGCGTCCCGCGCCGCAATCGCGCCGCTGCGGAAGGCGCGCGCCGCGCCCTTCGCCACCGCCGCCGGCATGTCGAAGATCGCGTGGCCGAACTCGTGCGCCGCCGTTGAACGCAGCATTTCGGGCTGATCGCCGAGCAGCTCGGCATTGAGACTGATCATGACCGTTGCCGGCTCCTGCGGATCGTGTTCGCAAACGCCGAGCACGGGTTCGCCGGTCTCGTCGTGAACCGCGTGCGCGGCGTCCCACACGATCTTGAGCTGACGGCCATTCACGCGGAGGCACCCCGCCCGGCGGAACAGGTCGGCCGGCTCGAACGGCCGCGCGGTGTAGCCGAGAAGGCGTTGCCGGAGTTCGGCCCCGAGCCGCCGGATCGCATCGGCCGAAAGCTTCATCGGCTCGCCCGAGCCGAAGCACGGATATTCCACGTTGAGCGCCATGCCGATCGCCTCCTCGTTAACCGTTTCCTCAACAGCAATGTTCCTTTTATGTTCTCTTCAGGGTAGGAGTCTAGTCCTTTTTTGCCCGTCCCCATGATGCACTCGGCCCATGGGCGCGGGAAACAGCCTAACCGTTTGATTCGACAGAAGTCCGCATAATTCCGCGGTTCTTTCCGCCTGTTTCCGCCCCTTTCCGCCTCCGCCGGGGCCGCCCCGCCGTGTTCGGATCGACGCCGCTTCGAACGTGACGTGGTGACGGAGGCTTTCGTGGAAGATCAACAGGAAAGGCCCGCGGCCGGAACGGCGCCGCTCCTCGGCGGATGGCTCACCCGAGCCCAGGTCGCGGCCGAAATCGGCGTATCGGTCGATACGCTCGCCCGCTGGGAAACCCGGCGCATCGGCCCGCCCTGCGTCCGCATCGGCCGCAAGGTGCTCTATCGCGCCGAGGCCTTCCGCGAATGGCTGGTCTCGCGTGAGCGTCATCCCATCTCGAAGGGCGCGCGCCCGGGCGGTGAGCGATGAGCGCGCCGCTTGTCGTTGCCGCACGCCTCGAAGCTCGCGCGCTCGTCGCCAACGCCGTGCGCCTCGCCTTCTTCGAGCGCTACGGCGAATCGCCGAGCCCTGACGATCGGCTCTGGGAACTCGATCCGTTCGATCGCCTCGGCCTCGTGTGTGACGTCGAGCTGAAGCTTGGTGTTGCGTTCCGCGACGAGGACCTCGAATTCCTCGAAACGCCCGACGATCTCATCGATCGCGGCGTCGCCGTCCTCTTGGGAGGCGAGCGATGAACGCCTTCGAACGGCACGGCATCGAGCACCTTTCCGCGTCATCGCTCAACCTCTGGGCCGCGCAGCCCGCGCTCTGGATCATGGAACGGCTCCTTGGCCGCCGCATGCCGCCCGGCGTCATCGCCGCGCGCGGCAAGGCGGTCGAGCACGGAGTCCATCTCGGCCTGAGCAATCCCCGTCTGTCGCTTGAGGAGTGCATCGAAGGCGCCGAACGCGAATTCGTCCGGCAGACCGCGCTCAGCACCGATCCGCGTCGGGAGGAAGAGCGAAAGAAACTGGCCGGATGGGTGCGGGGGGCGCTCGCCGAGCTTCGTCAATACGGCACGCCGGACGGCTATCAGGAGAAGATCGAGGTTTGGCTCGACGATATTGCCGTTCCGATCATCGGCTTCATCGACTGGCGGTTCTCCGGTCACGGGCTCCTCGTCGATCTCAAGACAACCGAACGCTTCCCCTCGCAGATCGGCGACGCGCACGGGCGGCAAGGCGCCGTCTATGCCTCCGCGCACGGCAATTTCGGGATGCGCTTCGCCTATGCGAAGCCCGCGCCCGGCAAGACCGACAAGCGCCAGGTTACCGTCTACGAGATGTCCGGCGACGATGTGCGCCGTCATCTCGCGGCGCTGCGCGCCATCGCGCTCTCGCTCGGCCGCTTCCTCGCGATCTCGGACGATGCGCGCGAGCTCGCCGGCCTGATCGTCCCCGACTTCGATTCGTTCTGGTGGTCCGAGCCTGCCGCGCGCGCGGCGGGGCGGGAAGTCTTCGGGTTCTGAGAAGACCTTCAACGTGAAAGGAGAAACGCAATGGGTCTCAACATCGGTGGCTCCGGCAGCATCAAGCCGTACTGCAAATACAATGCGAAGGCGGACAAATGGTTCGTCCGCTCGCCCGAGGGCGGCGACCAGGAGATCGCGCGTCCCACGTTCCTGCTCGATCTCAAGAACATCCGCACCGGATGGCTTCGTTTCCGCGAAGGCCAGGCCCCGGAGCGCGTGATCGATCCGTCGCTCGATCGCGCGGCGCCGAGCCCCGGCGAGGATTTCAAGCGCGGCTTCGTCGTCACCGCCTACAGCCCGAAATTCTTCGGCGGCGCGGTCGAGTTCTCCTCGGCCTCGATCCACCTCTCGAACGCGATCCGTGAGCTCTATGCCGCATACGAAGAACAAGGCACCAAGGCGGAGAACCGCGGCAAGGTCCCCGTCGTGTCCTGCACCGGCTCCGAGCCGATGAAGGACAAATACGGCACCAACTACCGCCCGAAGCTTGAGATCGTGAAGTGGGTCGATCGCCCCGACGATCTGCCGGACGCGAGCCCGGTCGATGAAGCGGACGTGTGGAAGGGTGCGGCGCCCGCCGCAAGGCCCGCGCAGCATGTACCGCCTCCCGCCTTAAAGCCCGCGGCCGAGCCGCTCGCCGAACCTCTGTTCTGATCGAACGCGCCGGCGGGCCTCAAGCTCGCCGGCATCGCCGTGCGCGCCCCGATGGAAATCTCGAACGTCCAGCCCATGATCGAGCCCGATGCCGAGCAGATGCGCCGTCACGTGGCACATCTGTTCGAGGGCTTTCTCGACGGCTGTCACGAAGGGCGCATTGAGCTTGCCTGGACCGACGGCCGCGACCGGCGCCTGCGTCACGCCGCGATCTTCGGCACCGACCAGCTCGACGAGCTCGTGGCGCGCGCGTTCGCGGAAAACCGCAAGCCGGGGCAGAACGTCTACATCGGCCAGGCGCTTCGCAAGCCCGACATCCCGCCGTTCGGCCGCTGCAAGGACGAGGATTTCCTCGCGCTGACCGCCTTCTATGTCGATATCGACGACGACACGACGGCAACCGCGGTGACAAGCTATCGGCACCGCGGCTGCCCGCCGACCGCCGTCGTCATCACCGGCCGAAAGCCGCACGTGCGGGCGCAGATGCTCTGGCGGATCAACCGCCCGGAGCGCGATCCGCATGCTTGCCGCGCCCAGAACCTCGCGCTCGCGGAGGCGCTCGGCGGCGACACCAGCGTGGTCAATCCGGGCCGCGTGATGCGGCTCGGCGGATCGATCGCGTGGCCGGTGAAGCAAGGCCGCGTCATCGAGCGCACCGAATTCCTCACCTTCGACGACGGGCGGCCGAAGTCGTATCTGCCCGAACAGATCAGATGCGCGTTTCCGCCGGCGCAAGCGCCCATTCGGGAGGCGCCGCATTCTGAACATGAGACAAACGAAACAGATCCGGCGCCGCCTTTGTCCGCGACGTCGCATACGCCGCTGCAAATCGGCTCGTCGAACGTCTCGGTCGAGGCTTGCCTCGCCCGCATCCGCGCCGGGGACCACTGGCACGACAACCTTGTTCGCCTGACGGGCCACTGGATCGCGCGCGGCTGGTCCGACGCGGAAATCCTCACCGCCGCGGAAGCGCTGACGCTTCCCGGCTACACGGTCGCGCAGACCCGTCGCGAAGTGGGATCGATGATCGCCGGCGGGCGCCGCAAGTGGGCCATTCCGAACCCGGAACACGCGGTCGAAGATCAACCCCCGCCAGGCATCGACCTCCTGCAATGGACCGCCGACCGCTACGCCGGCGAGGCAAAGCCGATTGCGTGGCTCTGCCGCGGCACCATCCCGCTCGGCGTGGCCGCATTGATCGCGGCCATGGGAGGCCTCGGCAAGAGCTATATTGCGCTCGATCTTGCGCTTCAGATCGCGGCCGGCGTCGCCGGGCTGGAGCAGCCGCGCAAGATTCTCGGCGGCCGGATCGCGGTCGAAGGAACCGCGGTGGTCGTCACCGCCGAGGACAGCTTCGACACCGTGCACCGGCGTCTCAACCGCATCGATCCCGCCGCCCGCCGGCTGCGCCATCCGAAGCGGCTGATCGTGCTGCCGCTGCCCGACGCCGGCGGTCCGCGCCCATTGATCGCCACAAACGGCAAGGCACTAGGCCGAACGCCGTTCTTCGACGACCTCAAACGCCAGCTGGTGCAGTTGCAGGAGCTGCGGCTTGTCGTGATCGATCCGTTGCAGGCGTTCGTGCTTGCCGACGTGAATGCCGATCCGGCGGCGGCGCAGTTCCTCTGGTCGGCGATGGCAGAGCTCGCTACCGCGACCGGCGCCACGATCCTGCTCACGCACCACATGCGCAAGGACGGCATGCTCCGCATCGCCGACGGCGACGATGCGCGCGAGGCGATCCGCGGGACGACTGCCCTGGTGGACGGCGCCCGGCTAGCCTACGCGCTCTGGAAGCTCGACGACGAAGCCGCGCGCTCGGTCTGCAACACGCTCCAGATCCCGTTCGAGCGCGGGCGCATCGTCCGCGGCGCGGTCGTGAAGGCGAACGACGAGGCCGACCACAACGCCCACACCTATTCGCGCGAAGAGAGCGGGCTCCTGGTCCAGCTCGAAGCAGAGCCGGACGACGGGACGCCCGAACAAACGTTTTCGATCGCGCAAGCCCGCGAAGTCCTGAAAGAGATCGACCGGCGCTTCAACGAGGGCAAATGGCCGTTCAGCCACGCGTCGCAAGGCGGCGCGCGCTACCTCGGTCACTACCTCCAGCGACAGTACGGAATGTCGAAGAAAGCCGCCGCCGATCTGATCACCGACTGGATGAACAACGGGATCATCACGACCGAGGAATACGACCGGAAGCACAACCGCGTCGGCCTGAAGGTCCTGCGATGGCTCTGATCGACGGATAGCGGGCGGCGAAACAGGCATGTCTAACTCATTGATTTGACTGAGGCGAAGGTTGGCGAAGGAGACGGCGAAGATGCGAAACTGCATGTGCCAAGTGCTTGATTTCACTCGGCGAAGGTTGGCGAAGGTCGGCGAAGCGAAGAACCCCCATACCCCCGATGCGCGTCGCCGCCGTTGCGCGGCGGCTCGCGCATCAGGTTCCGGGGTCGCGCCGTGAGAGGCGCGACGCGAGCCTTGAGCCCGATCGCCGATGCGATGGCGCCGTCCGCCTATCGCATCCGGGCAATGGTCGCCGGTCTCGACCAGGTGGCGGTTGCCATGGAGCGCAAGTGGGGCGTCGGACGGCTGCGCCTTCTCGTTTCGGATTTCCTCCGCGCCAAATTCGACGAGCAGAAGGATCGGCTCGATGCGGCGCTGCGCTCGGGCGAAGAGCGCTTCGTCGCCGCGCAGGTCGAAGGCATGCGGCGCGCCTGGGATGCGCTTGACCGCGCCGCGCACGAAGCGGGCGCGAAGCCGCTCGCGCCGGAAGTCTGGGAATGCGTGCTGCCCTCGACAGGCGAAGTCATCTCGCTCGTGCGCAGCGAAGAGGAAGCCCACCACGTCGCGCGCGAAGGCCGCGTGTTCACGGTGGCCGAGATCGCAATCCTGATCGAGGCGCTCGGCGAAGGCGTCCTCGCCGTCAAGGAGAAATTCCCAGGCGCCGCCGTCACCGGCATCCGGCGCAAGGCGATCCCCGCGAAGGCGGGGATCGACTGGTCGCGCGGAGATGAAATTCCGTTCTGAAGATAGGAGGACCCATGCTTGCCGTTGCCGTTACCGAACCAATGCAAATGCCGGCGGAGCCGCATGTCGCCAGGCTCCCGCCGCGCGCCATCCTCGCGCTCGATCTCGGCTCGCGCTGCGGCTGGGCCGTGCTTCCCCGCTCGGGCCGCATCGCGTCCGGCGTCGTCGACTTCAGGCCCGGCCGCTTCGAAGGCGCCGGCATGACGTTCCTCAGATTTGAGCGATTCCTGGCCGATGCGACCAATGCCTCCGGCCCGTTCGACGTCGTCGTGTTCGAGGAGGTCCGCGCCCACGTCGGCACGCTCGCGGCGCAGGTCTATGGCGGCTTCCTCGCGCATCTCACCGCCTGGTGCGAGCGGCATGCGGCGCCCTATCTCGGCGTGCCGGTCGCAACCATCAAGCGGCACGCGACCGGCAAGGGCAATGCGTCGAAGGACGACGTGATCAAGGCCGTGCGAGCGCGCGGGCATATGCCGAAGGACGACAACGAGGCCGATGCGCTCGCGCTCCTCGATTGGGCGATCAAAAACGGGATCGGAGCATGAGCATGGGGCGCACAGAATTCTTCGACGAGCTCGCCGGCATCCTCACCGATCGCGAGGACCAATATGGCGCTCCCGCCAAGCTGTTCGACGAGATCGCCCGCATCTGGACGGTGATCTTGAGCTTCGAGGTCGAACCCGAGCAGATCGCCTTGTGCATGATAGGCGTGAAGCTCGCGCGGCTCAGCCACAATTGGTCGCACGCCGACAGCATCAAGGATGTCGCCGGTTACGCGGCCATTCTCTCCCAACTGGTCAACGAGGCCCGCGCGAAATGAAATACACGCCCAGGGACATCGAGGAACGCTTCGAGGAAGCAGCCGCCACGCTGCGCCGCCTGCCCGACACGCGAGTGCCTGGTTATTTCAGCACTTGGCCGCCGATCATCCGCGCCGCGGTCGAGGCCTACGGCTACGATCCCGCGCGCATGCCGCGCCTCGCCCCGTCCCCGCAGGCCATCAGCCGCATGGAGGAGACGTTCACCTGGCTCACCTGGCTTGAGCCCGACGACGCGCGGATCGTGTGGCTTCGGGCCGAAGGCGTGCGCTGGAAGCCGATCTGCTGGCGGGTCGGCCTATCCCGCGCCGTGGCATGGCGGCGGTGGGTTGCTTCGCTGATCACGATCGCAAACCGGCTGAATTTTAAGTATTTCGTAGGCGTCAAGAAGGGTCGCAAGAAGGGCGTGACCGCAACGATCGACGAAGCACGTCGCGAGGGCCTGCTTTAGTCGTCGCACAAACCGCAAAACACGTCGAACTTCTGGCTTCAACAACGAAACGTTTTTCGGCACAATTCCTGGCATGATCGCGGGACGCGCGCCCGCAATGCCCCGGCCCATAGGTTCTTTCCGGCGGCGAGCGAATGCGGGCGGCGAAGGCCCCGGCTTCCGCTAGCGCCAACCGCGAAATCCGGGTGCGCATTGCGGTGCGCCCCATTCGGGTGCGCAGGTGCGCGGCTTGACAATGTAGCCACATGTGGCTACTTATGCGGCATGAAGACCGTCTCCATCCGCGAAGCCAAGAACCGGCTGACCGAACTCGCCCGCGAGGTTGAGGAGGGCGAGACGATCGTCGTCACCCGCAACGGACGCCCCGTTTTCGATCTTGTGCCGCATCAGCCTCGGAAGGGCCTCCGGCTCGAAGCGATCGACGAGTTCAAGCGGAAGCACGGCATCAAGACCGTCGTTCCCTACATTGCCGAGGACTTCGACGAGCCGCTTCCGGAGGACTTTCTGCTTCGACCGCTGCCGCCCGAAGCATGAGGTTGCTGCTCGATACCCACGTCCTGCTTGCCTTGATCGAGGATCGCCTCGTCGGCTTGCCGGCTGCGGTTGAGGGCCTGCTGAAGGACCCAGACAGCGAACATCATTTGAGCGCCGCGAGCTTGTGGGAGATTGCCATCAAATCGCGCTTGGGCAAGCTCAAGCTGACCCCCCGTTTGAGTTCGCTGCCCGAATTGCTTGACGGCTTGGGCATTCGGATCGTCGCAATCAACGAGCACCACGCCCTCGCAAGCATTGAACCGGAGCCCGCGACTCGCGATCCGTTCGACAGGATGCTTTTGGCGCAGTGCCAAGTCGAAGGCCTTCGGCTGGTCACCGTGGACCGCGCGCTCGCCTCTCATCCGATGGCCGCCAAAGCTTAGTCGCCGCCCGCCGGCACTGTCGGAGTCAACAACGGTTAGCCAGCGATGCTGATGATCGAGACTCGATCTCTCGACCGCCTAATCCCCTATGTCCGCAACGCGCGGACGCATTCGGAGGATCAGGTCGCGCAGATCGCCGCGTCGATCGCCGAGTTCGGGTTCACGAATCCGATTCTGATCGGGGCCGATGACGTGGTCATTGCCGGGCACGGGCGGTTGCTCGCCGCGAAGCTCCTGGGGCTGAGCGAGGTTCCGGTCATCGTCCTCGATCATCTTTCGGATGCGCAGCGGCGTGCGTTGGTGATCGCCGACAACCGCATTGCCGAGAATGCGGGCTGGGACGAGGCGATGCTGCGCGCCGAGCTCGCGGCGCTGCGCGAGGACGCGTTCGATCTCGACGTGCTCGGCTTCGGCGACGCCGAGCTTCTCCGCATTCTCGATTCGATCGACGGCTCCGCTTCGCTCGGGGGCGAGGACGCCGACGATTCCGGTCCTCCTCCCGCCGGATCG